CATCAAGTAAGTTAGAAGGCAGATTGCTAATAAGCACAGGCTGACCAAAAAAGACATTTATGAGGTTGTCAAGCATCGCACTTGGCATGTCGGGATTGTCTAGGCGGAAGGTAATCGCACCCAATGACCCGCGTGGAGTCTTACGCAATTTAAGCTCTCTAGAGGCGATGTCGGTGATGTCAGCAAGGTTTTTGATGTTGGACTCAACCGAACGCTCAAAGAGCCCGTAAGAGGCTATAGAGTCTGCGTCAGAGGTACTGTAGGTTGAGGCGTATCCTGTGCCGTACTTGAAGATAAGGCTGTTACGGATACGAGCAATCTGAGTTTGTGAAGTGATAGATGATGGGGTTGCATACGAGCCATCAAGGTTAGTAAAGCCATTTGTTGCGAGGTAGTTAGATCTGTGGTCTGCATCGTCATAGGAAACATCTCCGTCTTTTTCCTCGTAAATCGTGCCAAGTGCGCTAGTGGCAATCTGATCGACTAGGGTCTGGCTCTTAGCCGTAGCGTTAGCGGCTAGGGCAATCATGGTGTAGAAGCCTGAGTCAATAGTGCCAATGTAGGACTCGGCATTATCCCAAGTGACATCGGCGGAATAGGTATCCCATGTAACAGTTGGGGTTACTTCTGCCCAAGTTAGGTTAAGAGCTGCGCCAAGAATGGCGGCTATCTGTGCTCCGTCTAAGCCTTCTGCAAGTGCTGTGTTATAGACAGCCTTGGTGAGTTTAGCCAATGAGCCAATGCCTAGGATCTTGCCTGTGGTGATGTAGCCAGACTCTTCAGGACTACGCACTCCGATGGAGAAGTCAGAGACCTCGCCACCGAACACAGTCACATAAGTGCCAGATGAGTTCTTAAGCTCTAAAGTGATTGGCTCTGTGACATTGATGGTGAAAGGTGAATTGTCTGTATTGATGATCTCTACTTGGCAATAGCCAGCAGTAGCCTGTCGATCAATGTCTAAGCGACCAGAGGCATAGGAAACAGAGGTGACAGTCGTATAGACATCATCACCTACTGTAACTCGCCACTCTGGAAGCCATGTCATTAGTAAGCCCCACCTCGTAGAGTTCCACGCTGGACTGCATCAATAAGCACTTGGTCAATAGCCTCAGCAATAGCGTTAGGGTCTCCCACGCCTGTGTTCACAATAATAGTGTTACCTGCTGAAGTGCCTAAAGAGCTTGAGTTAAAGGCTGCTGCATCTGAGGCATACTGTAAGTCTAGCAAGTCAGCGAACGCATTAGCGCGAGCAGCTGCCGCATCGGCGTATTCTAGAATTGCCGCGATAGATCCGCCAGTAGTAGAGATTGGTGCAATGTAATCACCTGCTGGGATTCCAGAGCCTAATGATCCACTTGTTGGAACTGATGTCTTGGAAGCGAGCCCTGCCTCTGCTAAAGCTTTGATCATTGCTGTGATCTTGGCTAGAGCTTGGTTAAGGTTCTCTTGGTTGATTAGATCCACTGGCTTGATGCTGTCAAGGATTGACTTGATGTCTGCTAGTTTTACATTCTGACCAGTCAAGGCAGACAGTGATTTAAGATCTGCATTGAGTTTAGCAGTTGCGGAAATAACCGCTGCTTCGTCCTTTGCTTGAATTGCATCTTCTAAAGCAAGGATAGACTTCTTGACATTGAGGCGAGCAACATCGTTAGCGATCTGCATCTGCTGTGCGCCAGAGGTTGCCTTGCCTAACTGCTCTGCTTGGTTATTTAGAGCAGCAGCAATCTGGATCTTCTCTAGATCAAAGACTTCCTGACCTTTAGCAAGAGCAGCTTCGCCCTTAGCAATAACTAACTTAGCCTTATCTGCTGCTAGTTGCTTATTCTTCAGAGCAAGTCGTTCACGCTCACGCTTGAGCGCATCTTCCTCAAACTTCTTTAATAATTCTTGATACTTCTTCTGGCTTAAAGTTAGTTCATCTACCGCACCTTTATCAGGAACAGCTAGATTGATTCCCACTTGCTTACCAGCAAAGCCATAGAAGATGTCCTTGCCTAGTTTTTTAAGATTCTGTAGCAGTGTTGGAACTGCTCCGACTGTAGTTCCCGCAGCAAGTGTTATCTTATTGAATAGGAACGCCATGTTCTCTAGGAAGATTTGAGCATCGCTGGCTTCTGTGCCACCAGCTGCGCGAGATAGGGCATCTACAAAGCCTTTGCCGATGATTTCGCTGGCATTGTTTGTAGCAAGTCCAAGCACATCCATCTTGTAAGCTGTGGTGTCTAGGTAATCCTCAGCAGCACCAGCTGAACGCTTTAGAATTGTGCCTAAGATTTCATTAAAGTCTTTGCTTTGTAACTCTGCTCTAGTTAAACCTGAGTTGTACTTAGTAAGACCTCTTGTAATGCCAAGGTAGCCTTTGCCCAGATCATCAGCAACTGTTGCCAATTCAATGCCAGAAGCTCGGCTGATCGTGATTGCATCATTGAGAAGTTTTTGTGATTGAGTCAATGACCCAGTTGTCGTCAATAAGCCTTGAAAAGCTGGGCGGAGAATGTCATCAGCGATAACAGCCGATTTTTCAAGTTTTGCTATGTAATCAGCAATGGCAGGATTAGCAAAACCAATGCCTAGGTTTTCAACAGCGCGATTAAGTCGAAGGGCTGCTGCTTCATCTTCTGCAAAAGCCTTAACCGCTGCTTTGCCGTATTGAGTAATGGCAGCAGCACCGAAAGCCAAGCCGAATGTTCCAGCAACTTTCTTGGCAGAGCTGTTTAACTTGCCTAGGGCAGTCTCAGCTTGCTTAAATCCTTTAGCATCGAACTTGGAGCCAATAAAGATCTCTTCTAGAAACTTCACGCGACTCTCCTCAATGTGCCAGCGTTAGAACGCTTATACAATTCCTGCTCGGCTGTAGTAATTGCCTTATTAACGATGCCCTCTGCTCTGCCTTTATCTTGAGCCCATGCTCTAAAGATTAAGCGACCGCGACCCTTCAAGCTGCCTTCCAGTCTTGGCATGGCTGCAATAAATTGCTCACCCGCTCTAGGGTTTCGCGAGTGTGAGTATCGATTGCCTGCTGGACCATTAGGACCGACCCATGGCTGACCTTGATCGCCATTACGACCTGCGGACTCATAAATAGCACCTGCGCGAGAGTTGTTAAATACTCTAGCCATAGATGTAAAGCCATTACGATTAGGCTTTGACACAGATGTTGTGTAGCCAATCTTGGACTTAATGGTTGCAGCGTTAAAGGTTGGGAATCTTCCTTCATTGAAGGATCTATTTTGCCAGCCGCTTAAAGGTGATTGAGAAGGAACGAAACCCCTAGCTGCTTTTGCAACAGGGGCAAGTCCACGCTTCATCTCGACCTTGAGTGACTTCTCTAGATCTGGAGCAAAACGGCGCAAAGCTTTACGGAAATCAGCGTTTCCGCGTAGCTCGATTTGCATCGCGCACCTCTTTCGCTTCATCCTTGAGCCCTTGCACTAATGCATCGAGCATTGTCTTATCTAGATCTAACAATTGCTGTGGCGCGATCCCCAATCTAATGCTTAGCCTAGCAATTAGGTAGGTGAATGGTTGATCGCGCTTTAAGCTAAAGGGTCAGAGTCTAAAACCTCAACACTCTTCAGTGTCTCGATAAACTCCATCCCGAAAGGCTTAACAGATTCACCTGACCTGCGGACAATCTCATGAGCTAAAAGATAAACATGTGACTGCTTTTCTTCGTCTCTGAACGCCTTATGAAACCCCATCTTTGTCTGCTGTTCGAAAAAGTATTCTACAGCAGGTGTGATTTCGCCCTCGATAACGCTTCCATCATTACGAACGATCTTTAGTTTTGCCATGAGCTTGCCCCTTTGTTAGTTAATTATGCAGATGCTACTGCGATTGTGCCGTTCACATTCCATGTTACTGACTGAGTTGAAAGATCTGCAACAGAACCGTTAATTGGTGTTGTGTTGTTGATCAAGCAAGTCATTGTGTATGAAGGGTTGTCAGCTGCTACTGCGCCTGAACTCTGCTTCACTACTACAGTCACAGATGTTCCCCAAGCTGAGTTGAGAGTCTGTAGGACTTCGCCTGTTGCTGTGTCATTTAGGAAATCAATTGTGATTGATGATGCTTCTAGACCCTTAACAAACTTGTGACCTGAGTCACCCATTGCTGTTACTTCTAGCTCATCAAATGATCGGTTGATTGTTACTGCTGTTACATGGTCTGAAAGATCGACAGAATTGACTGTCAAAGACACACCATTGTTTAGAAATACAGCCATTGGATTAT